TTCGTCATCTTCAGGGTCGTCTAGAGCTTCCTCCTCAGGGTTCTCTTCGACATCATCTTCTTCAGCAGGTTCAAGGGGTGCGTCACTTACGTCTTCGTCAACCTCGTCTACTTCCTCCGCACTGGCCGGTGCTGGAACGCTATCCTTCTGGCCAAAGAAGTCATCGCTAAAAGAGTCAAGGTCAACCTCCGGCGTAGTGTCGGGGGTATTATCTACTGCTTCATTCATTTCAGGTTTTCGGTCCTTTAACCGTTTGCCTTCTTAGTTGCGACTTAAACCCCACCAGCAGAAGTGCTGGGACCGGCGGGAGCCGAATTGGCGGCCTGTGCTTGGAGTTGTTCTCTTTGCAGGGCCTCACGACGGTCCTCTAGCTCTAGCTGAAGGTCCATCTGGTCAACTGTTTTAGATCCGTCGAGGATCAACTTGATGTTCTCTCTCATGTTGTGGAGAGCGTCAACTTGGTTATCGGAAAGGGCACGGATACGCTGGGTTTCAGCGTTGTAGATGTCTACGTTGTGCTTCTCTTCCTTGTTCTTCTGTTCGATCTGAAGCTCGAAGTTCTCCTTCTGAAGCTTCTGAATCTCTTCCTGCATCTTCTGGACCTGTTCAGGGTCAATCTGACTCTGCTGCATGGTCTGTTCAAGACGCTCGGCAATCTTCTCTGCTCCGGGCCAATCCTGTGCACGGGCAACAAGGTCACCTGCGACAGTCATAAGCTGCGGCCACACTTGGATAGCGTCCATCATGGCCTGAGCAGCCTCAACACGCTTGGTGGTGTAGGAAGTGCCGGTAGAAAGAGCAACGTCGAACATACCGACACTCAGGTCGATAGCGTTCGGGTCGTAAGGATCGTTGATCTTCTGGAACTTAACCCGTTCGTCTTCACCGATAGTACGGATAATACGCGTACCGTCGTAGATTTGAGGGATAAGCTGATTGATTACGTCACCAGCCTCAAGGATGGCAGCGTTAGCGTTGTCGTAGAAGGTCAGAGCAGCAACGTCACCTTCACGTTGGCGGGCCTGAATGGCTCGACCTGAGGTTTCGTTGGAGCGGACGCCTAGCGAAGCATCGTGGATGCCCGTAACATCTTTCATATCCTGTGCGTTGATGCTCGACTCTTGAAGCAGTGCTGCCTGAGGGGCCGGAGGATCAAGACGCTGTAGGTTCTGACCGATTACTGCTTCGTCGTTAACAACAAGAAGAGGATCACGAGACAAGTGAGCCTTACGGATGGCATCCTCTTTACCTGCGACTGCCGATTCCGTTGCAATCCACTGTGCTTTCGGAGCGTACCCTAGCTGCTCGGCGTTAACCGACCGCCAGAAGTTCTTCAACCGCACAGGGTCCTTCATGAAACGCACGAGGCCGTAACGAACACGACGACCACCAACGTTAACAGTACGACCGGTCATCCGAACAATCGGAAGCCGGTTCATCCGGTACTCATAAGGCCCGGAAAGGATAGCACTGCCAGTAACAAGGTGCATCTGAGCGTAAGTACACCACGTCAGACGAGTCTTTGTCGGTGCTCCGTTCTCCATGATCAACTGATCCATGTTGGATTCGTCAATAATAAAGACTTTGCCGTTCGGGAACAGGCCCATGACCCTCTGACGTTCGATAAGACGCCAGTATTCCGAAACACGGACCGAATCTTCGTCTACCCAGCCGCAACGAACCATGTCGTCGAGGACGTCAGTCGAAGGCTCAAGAGCGTCTTCCGTAGCGTTGGGCCACTTAGCCTTAAATTCCTTCTTAGGAAGCCTGTCGTCAACCCAGACACGACGTGCGTCACGTCCAGTAGGGTCAATCGAGAAGCGATCCCACACCACAGCGAGACAGTCGTCAATCGGACGGATGAAAATGTCCTGATCAAACACGTCGTCACGGGCGTACTCAACAGCAATACGAAAAGCACCGTCACCGCACTGTACAACGGACTCGAAAGCACTGTCGTACACACGATCTGCTCGGCTTTGCATCTCAATTCCGCGAATCAGGTCGCCTCGAAGTGAAGCAATATCGACATCTTCATCGTTCGAAGGGACGACCTTGATTGCCCTACGGCTCTCTCGGAAGTCACCTACCAGTTGGGCCGTAAACTGCGGAATGTTGTTGATGATCAGGCACGGAAGACCTTTACGCTGCTCAAGAACCATCGGGTCCCACTGCTCACCAGCACTAAACTTCTTGTCGTCTAGAGCCTGTTCGCGGTTGGTCTGGTCATAAGCAACGTCAGCTTCGTACTGCTCACGCATATCTTCGAGAAAGCCCTCGACAGACTCAAAGCCTTCGGGAATGTAGTCCTCGTCTACAACACCTTCAACGTCAAGGGTGTAAACCGGAGTGCCATCTTCTTTCTCTACTGGCTTTTGGTTGTCGGTTTCTTCCATGTTCTATCCTGTTATCCTGCCAGCCGGTGGCGGTGTCAACCTGCCATCCAGCCTGTGTGGCTATGTTGGTTGGCGTGTTCTGCGTAGGTTGTGATAGTTGTGCCGTCTTGGGCTGCTTTGTTGATCTGTCGGCGTCCTGCGATCTTGTCAAAGATTTTCGTAAGACCCCACACGAGAGCGTCAACCCGGTCAGGAGAACCTGTCGAAGCGTTACGAACGTTGTCAACAGAGAACTCACACATCTGATCTTCAAGCTTGTCGTGCCTTCCTACGTGATGGATTCTTCCTTGCTCGTAGAGGGCTGAGATTGGCTCTGCACGAACCACTTTGCCTCGACTGGCGTGTACAAGCTCGACGGGCACTGAGCGATCCACAGACTTAATGGTAAAAGATACCATTTCACCGCCCTGATTCTTTTCCGCAATGATCTTGTCAGCGGACCATTTCCTGTAAAGGTGAACAGCTTTCTTACTCCATTCTTCAGGGGTTCCTCGGAGGCTCGCGTCTTCTAGTACGTAACCTCTCGCATAACCATCCTCATCGCGGGCAAGTGCCACAACGACAATACCGTGTTCATCGCTACCTTCTTCGGACGACGTTGCCGGATCGTCAGCAACGAATACTCGTTCAAGGTCTTCCGGCGGTACTTGAAGTCGGTTATCGTCAATTGATTCTCGCGTCCAAAGTGCTCCCGGAATGTCTCCCAAGATTTCACCTTCGAGTTCCTGACGTCCAAGTCGTGTTCCTTCATAGCGGTCGTACATCTGCTCAACGGCAGAACGAGCGAGGTTAGCGAGGTTGTCCTTGGTAGCGCCACGAGTAACGTGAGTGTGCTCGCTAGCAGCAAGGTTCTTGATCAGCTTCTTAGGCTGAGGGGTCGTAGTAATGAGGACTCGGGGCTGATCACCCAGACGCAGACCGAAGACGATCTGGTCCCACATTGCTTGGTCGTAACGGAACTTGGCAAGCTCGTCAACCCAAGCGAAGTGATGCTGAGGACCACGAAGCTGGTCAGGTTCAGTAGCGTTGTAGGTCCAAGCCTTGGAGCCGTTGGGCCAAGTAACGCACCTGTTAGTGGGCGACCAAGATTCGTCGCTCAGCGTAGGATCGACACTAAGCAAGCCCGAGTCGCCTTTGATCATAACGTCACGAGCGTCAGCAGCAGTCTCCGCCACAAGGGCGATACGACAGCCGGGATAGTCACGTGCCAATTCCCTTACCCACTCAGCACCGGTCCGGGTCTTACCCCAACCACGCCCTGCGAGGATCAACCAAGCGAACCAGTCGCCCGGAGGAGCCTTCTGGTCGGGCCTAGCCCAGAAATCCCAGTTGTAGGCTAGCTCAGCTTTTTCCTTGTCCGTCAGCGAAGCTAACCACGTTTCCCTCTCCTGCTCGCTTAGCGAGGCGAGATAGCTTGCTGGTGAAATCTGCTGCATTCTCTTTTACCTTCTGCTCCATCTTAATAGCCTCACCATCCGGGCCACTGATTTCCTGACGGTCTTTGTACAGACCAAGGTGCTTGCCCAGTAGTTCGAGGCCACGGAGGGCAGCCTGAGGGTTTTCCTTGTCGGTAGCTTCTACGATTGCGACTAGCTTGTCTAGCACGTAGTCAGCAGTAAGTTCGTTTCGTTCTCGTTTCTCGGCCAGCCTCTCTTCGATCACCTTGGAAATCACCGGGTGACGGAGTAACTCGGCTCCGATCCTGTTAGGGTTCTTCGTTTTGTACCCAGCACGGACACAAGCCTGAGA